CGGGTAGCTGATCTTTTATATCATCAGGATCTACATGAACCACACCTTTTGATCTCACAATCCCGACATTTTGTAGTCTGTCTAATGTTGACCCTTTTCCAGAAGCACCACCGCCGCCCATAATGTAAGCGATTGGCTTGCGTCCCGTAACCGTTTCGCCCTGAGCTACAGTCTTTTCGACAATATCTGCCCGTAAAGCCTCGCGCTCCGGGGTTTTAATGGTATCGGTAGGCGTTAAAAGAGGATCGTCGTCTTTTAAAACCTTGGGATATTCGAGACCAAAATTCTCAGCTTCCGGGTCCAGCTTTTTTATGGGTTTGAATGCTGGCTCCCTGAACCCGCTGGTCAAAGTCTCCTCCAGCGCCTTAACTTCGGGCTTAATCACTCCGCTGATACCCTTGTAAGCGGCTTTAATGCCCTGAGCTGCGCCCCAGATAAAAGGAGCGGCTACTGTAAAAGCTGCCATCGTGTCGAGAGTGGTTTTAAATCGGTTCTCAGCATCAGATCCTTCCTCGCTTGACAGGTAATTTATAAAATTATTCTCCACGCCGAACTCTTGAAGTATCGGAGCAAAGCGCTCCATGTGAGGATCCATGGCCGTATAGGCTGTTAAGCCCTCCGCTGATCTCGCAGTAACCACTTTCCCGGCGAATGTTTTAGCGCCGACCGTTGCCTGTAATGCTTTCTGATAACCCAACCAAGGAATGGTAAATTGAGTTAGTAGCTGGACAACATGATCGGCTGTACCATTTTTCCTTATTTCTGTACGAAACTGCTGATAAGAATCATCAACAATCGAATAACCTGGAATATTGTCTCGTGCTCCCTGATTCAAATCCTCAGCATTGCCTCGACCGATAAGCGTATTCTGCATATTCTCGACAGCATCAATCACGCCGGTGGTGATATTGGCGGGTAAATTACCGACTCCCTCAAGCACCTGGTCAAGAACACTGGGGCCTTCCGGCTCTTTGGGTTGATCTGGGGCCTGTATTCCTTCCGCTGTCTCGGGCATATCCCCAGGACCTTCAATCTGCTTAAACTGTTCCATTTCGCCAACAAAAGACTCCTCCTGGTCCTTGCGACGAGCCTCCTCGATATCCGCTTGAAACTGAACCTCCTCAGGGTCAGTGGACCGAATATTCAAATAATTGGCGCTTAAATCATTCACCGCTTAGCCTCCGCCTCAAGTCTTAATTTGTCAGCCAGAAGTCTGTCCAGCTTCTTCCGGATAACTTTAGCCTCATGCCCGCCAACGTCTCCGCTGTCGATAGCCAGGTCTAAATCCTCGGTAGTCTGGTATTGCATTTTACCAATCGACTCCGTAACAAACCCCAGCTCCTCGACTGAATCGCCTTTCTTGAGATCAGCGATAATCTGGTTAGCAATCTCAACTGATTGAACCGCCCGGCTTTCCAAAGGCAAAGCCTCAACCTGTTCAAACAACGTGGTCAAAGCTCGACCGGCCCGTTTAGCCTTTTCAGGATCCATTTGAGCGATAAGCCCGTCAACCATGCCAAATTCTGCTTTGATTCTGCGAGTAGACTCTTGACCGTTCTGAGTTCGTCTCCAATTGCCGGCGTCAGCTTCGAGCTTCCGGCGTTCCTGAATCAGCGCTATCCGGGTATCTCTGGTTAGGCGGTCGTCCTCTGCGATATCCTTCTCAGGAATTTGCAGAAGATTGATCGAATAATCTAATTTAACCGCGTCGTCGTCGTGCATCACCCCTTGAGCAGAGGCAATCTTTTCCATCGTTCTGGCTAATCCGGGCTCGATATCGTCGTCAGAAAGTAATTTGGTCAGGTCCTCAGTCGTGAGGGTTCCTTCCAGAGCGGACAGGGTGACTTCCCGCTCGGTGGTTTCATAGCGCTGTTTGCGCTCCCCTTCCTCAAGTTTATCCTGAGCCTCAACGACCTTATGGCGGGAGTTCATTCGGGTAATCATCTTCGAGGCAATCTCTTCACGTTCTGCTGGAGAAAAGTCTTTGTTCTTGTGGAATGATTCCATGAACTCAACCCCACGGCCAGCCTCTAGCTCACGTTGGAAAGATCCCATGTAAACATTGCGTAATAGAGCTTTTTGAAGCTTCGCCGAGCGCTTAATGGTTTCCCCTGCTGGGAATAATCCAGCATCCTCGCCCCGAAGCATCACGTCCTGGTACTGGGCCAGAGTTTTTTCCACTCCAGCTTCATCCCCAGCCTCAGCGTGATTCAATGCCTCAACCTCGATATCCGATAAACCGGCTTCCACCAGCTCACTTTGCTCATCCCTGTCTCTTTGGGCTTTGGATGCGCGTAGCTTCTGTTGAATCTTTAAAGCGGCAAACCCAATTTCCTGTTCCGCCAGAGGTCTGACTTCTGGACTAGTGCCTTCAAGCAAACCTTGAGAATAACCGGCGACCAGATTTAAAAAAGCGTCTGGGTCTCCGCCTGAGCTGCCTTCAATCCTTACCAGGTTCTCAGTGATGTCCATTTTGACCGACGCCAAGTGAGCTAAATTAGCCCCTTCACGGAAAGCTGCCCCTCGAATAGTGGACCCATCAGGCATTGAAACCGCCTCGACCTCTCCCCCTATAGCTCGACCAGCGGCTTTCCCTTCGGCTTGAGCCCGAACATCAAGTCTTTGCTGGAGACGTTCAGAGAAGCCCTGGAGCTTGTTAGCAAGCTGTTGGTAAACCTGTCCCTTATTGGAACGATAGCTTCCAGGCTGATAAAGCGTCTGTCTTTGGTACGGTTGTGGCATTAGCCTCTCCGGGTCCCGCGTTCATAAGCTCCGATTAACGTGGTACCAGCACTAATTCGAGCAGAAGTTCTCGCCCCGCGCGCAATTCCTGTTCTGCTGCGCTTCCTTGCGGTCGTCATAGCAACGTCTGAAAGCCTTTCTCCTCGGGCTTCGCGACGACTAACCTCCATAATATTTGCGCTAGACCCTGTGTAGGCTTCTATTCCCCCGGCTGCGGCGGATACATTCTGAGCGGCCACAGTTTGAAGCAGTCTTTTCCTGCGAGCAATCTCTCGATCTTTAGCCGCAAAAGTCTCCTCCTCGTTGGCTATCTTGGCATCGATCTCTGCCTGTTTGCCAACATGGGCCTGAGCCTGAATAGTTGCCCCGGCAAGCCCATAAGATAAAGCTGTCGCGTAACTGGTGGAGGCTGCTGTCGTTGCTGTAGCCGCGGTCGTTATCCCGCCAGTCGCTACACCTGCGGCAATACCCGCTATGAGGTAAGGATTGTCACTTGCGAATTTTGCTACGTTACCCATGGCCTTCCACCTCTATCGCCAAAGCTCTCAATGTTAAAGGGAGCGGATCCTGTTGTGTGATTGTAAGCGTTGCCAATTCAGTCCAGCCTAATAAGTATATCTCTTTCAGTCCAGTATAAGGGTCTGGGGTTACATCTAAAAGGGACTCACCAAATTCTCTGTCCGGGATCTGAATGCCGTCGACATAAATTCCCAAGCTTTCAAAAACATCAAGCTGAGCTTTCACGATTCGTTTGTCTTTTGTCAGGCTGGGACCACCCTGATAGTTGATATTTAAGGGCATAGTGGTGATTATTGGGTCGAAGTTTAAACCGACCTCAACGTCAACCACAGCGCGCTCCACGGTTATAGAGCCACCAGCAGGCGTGTTATTAGCCATCACCGCCCCGTCAGCCTTTACCCGGCATTCCTCACCGTTTAAATGCCCCAATCCTGTGACTGTCGTACTGGAGGCTTGAGTCGCTTTTATATTCGAGTCCGTATAGGTGTCGAAATCCGCTTTCTCTAAGTAATATTTAGTAACTGAGTTGATGGTTCTTTGAACCAGAAAGTAAACATCGTCCACTACTACGGCCACGCTCAAGATGGTTCCATTGGTCTCCCATTTGGTCCAGGCTGTAATCCCCTCGCCTCTCAGCGTGTTTAGAACCGCCATAGTCCCGTCGTCATTCACCAGATAGATATAGTTGGCCTCATCTCCGGAAGCTCCGCGCTGAGCTGCTATGTCTACAGGGGCAGAGATTAAATGTGGTGCCATCATGGACAAAGGATTCGCGTTATAGGCTTCTTCAATGTATGTAAATAAGAACTCCCTTAATGTCTTTCCTGATCTGTCCATAAACATGGTCGTTCCATCCATAGACACCGGGGGTATACCAGAAGATCCATGGTTCGTCTGTCTTGGCGTAATGAATGTCGCGGGAGTTATAGGTCTCGCTGGGCAGTAGAACTCGCCGCCGGTGGTGAAAAACTGTAAATGCCTGCCCGGGAATATCCCATTGATCGCATTAACCTGATCGGTATCCAGAGTGAAGAAAATCCCCTCATCGGCTAAAGCAGTTCCCAGGTTAAGATTAAAGAAATCGTTTGTCACAGACCCCCACCCGCTTTGAGGAGCGTCAGTTGACCCCCCCATCCATAGGCGGCCTTCAAAGAAAGTTCCTGTCTTTGGCCAACCTCTCGCGGCTGATAATGAAGGCTCACCGAGGAAAAAGTCTGTCCCTAGAATCGCGGAGGTATCAGCGAAATCAGTCGTAATATCTACGTCAATATGCGTCGTATCGGTAAAAGTAACGATTGTCGCTACACCGTCATTGCCTCGAATCTGACCACCAACATCTCCAGCGGCAAAAATAGCCGAGCTCGCTGTTACTGTGATACCGGATCCAGTGGTCGCCGCTGGCGTGAAGTTTTTGGTCGCGTAATCCTGGTCGAAATCATACGGGGGAATATTCGTTAAAGTGATCGTGGATAGCGTCCAGGTCGTATGATCTCCGCCTCGAACTAACTTCTGAGGCTGGTGAGCCTCATGGAATATAAGCATCGTGTCTGCGGACTGTGTTGTCCGTAACGCTTTACACTGGGCCAGGGTGAAAGTGGTCGTCACATTGGCTTGAGAAACGCCGTCCTTAAAAACTTCGATGTTGTTGAGGGTGAAAACCATCAAATAGGTTTGGACAGTATTGTAAGCAAACGGCCAAAGTGATCCATCAGCCCCAATATCATCGGCATAAGCCATGCCAGGTCTGCGCTTAGGGCCACCTTGAGGTGTGCACAGTATATTCGTGCCTACCGACATACCTTCATAGAATTGCTTTAATTCAGAGCGAGCGGCTAGCCTGGGGTCTAAGACTCCAGCGCTAAAACTGGTTTGCAGGCTTGTCGCCCTTCCCATTAGAACCTAACGTCCGTAAAGGGTGAGTCGACTATCGGTACATTAGGTTGACCTTGAGAATCGATAGATTTAGCCCTGGCAAGCTGTTCCATATACATCTTTTCATACAGTTCACCGGTTGATTTATTTGAAGTCACCGGGAAAGCGAACAAGGCCGCGAGCTTAAACTGTAAAGTCTCCACAAAATAGGGCGGAAGTCTTGTCTCAGCAGGCTTAAATACATAATCCAGGTCGATTTCGTTGGAATTGGTATACAGCTTATTCTCAAAAATATCGTAATCGGTATGGGGATAGACCTTGATCGCCTTTAAAAAGTCACTCGGAAGCTGATAAGCATATCTCCACTTATTTAGCGGAGTGTCGACAAGCTGGTTTAACGTCTTTTGGCCTACAGCAAACCTCCAGCGGTGCACTGTCAGCAGAGATTCATAAGTCAGCTCATAAAGATTTGAGGCGACTGTCGCCCCAGCACCGCCCTCGGTAAAGCTAGCGATTGCAGTATGACCCAATAAGAGCAAGGCGTTTGAGGAAATTGATATATCGGTGTTATGTGACATTAATCATACTCTGTGTGTGATTCACATTTAGCAGTACCTAAATCCTTCTTATATATTCTTATGTCGGAGATGGTGCCTTGGAGGAAGTTAGATGACCCGTTGTGATTTAGTACATAAAGATTACCGGCAGACCATGCCCCATCATAAGCTCCGGCAGTCGTTGTAGCACCACTACTCACTGGTTGCTGTTCTGCTCCTGACCACCTGTTACCGCCCTGTATTGAAACCCTACCTGTCATGTTGGCATCTGCTGCTCCATTAACCCCATTTGTTCCATCGTAACCTTTGTATCTTCCAGTACTATAATATAGTGGGATGGAGATACCCTTACCGATAACCCTTGAGTCATTTGCCAGAGCGTCCCAGTCATCACTCCTTACTGAACAGAGTAATGTTCCAGCAGCATCTTCTATATTCCCAGCATCTTCATAATATAGTACATCCGCATTCCTCGTCACTGCCACTGTCGTTGTTATAATTGGGGATGAGGGGACAGAGCCAGCTATTAAGCCACCCATATCCACCTCAATCTCATCACCAGAGGTTACGATTCTAAATCCTACCGATGGGTTGGCTTGAGTACGGTTAATATCCACAACAGTAAATCCGCTAGAATCAATCAGTGCGGTTATATCTGTGTAATTTGTACCACCGTTATCCGTAAATTCAATCGTTCCTGTACCTGTCTTGCGCTTAACGTGAACAGATGAGTTAAATGCTGCTGAGGCTATGGTAATTACTTGGAATATCGTGCCATTGCCTGCATCTGCTGTAAGGGTAGAGCATGAGTTAGCTACACCATCAACGCCTGTGGCATCTTTAAGTGGCGTGATATTAGTTGGCGTATAAACCGCATCTGTCCAGTCTCGGTTATGCAGCATCACATTCTCTGCTGCTGGCTCTCCGAGGTATCCGGCTAGTTTGTAGTGGCCACCATTTGTCCACGTCACTCCGCCATCAACGACCGTACCTCCTATCGTTGTCGGCCACGTGGGTTCCGATGCTCCAGTAGTTCCTGTTGTAATAGCACTTACGAAATACCAGAATCCATTGCCTCCCGCAGTCCCACTGCCAGTGAGGGGAATACGCCTAAATCCTACTTCAAAGCCAGAAGCTGAGGCATCCCAAATTCCGTAACGAGCTAATACATTAGCCCCTGACTTGCTTACTGTGGGGTGGAGAGGGAGTCCTGCGGCTTCAACTACAACATTACTAGCAACAGAATTACCATTGGTGGTTGTGTAGTATTTGGCTACTGCTGCTGTGGTGGTAGGGATGTATTCGCTAGGGGCTGTGTTGGAGGCTCCCGAGAGGTTTTCCACTTGTACATTATTCACCGTTACTGATGTAGCGGTTTGTCCAGAAGCTCTTTGTAACCTAACCCTAAAAATGGTAGAAGATCCGTCTCCCATATGAGTAATAGAGTATACCTTTCCTCCACTAACCAACGTAATATTAACGTCTGTCTCTGTTGCGCCGTCTTGAACCACAAGCCTAGTCGTCCCAATTCCAGAGAGTTTAAGCCTAATTGTGTATACTTCACCACTTATGGATGAGTTAATAGGGGTGTAGGAGATAGAATCATTTACTGCTGGGAGGCTAACAGTCTCAAAATCGTCAATAGTTGCTGTGTTTGATACAGACCACTCCTCAGTTATATCGTCAGAATGAATAGCTAAATTCTCAACCCGCCTAGCCCCTTGTATCCTTGCCTCGTTAGCTTGTACTAACCGATAGACGTTATCAAAGTCTCGGACATGGGCTACAAGTCCTGTACGGGCGAAGGTGGCAGAGCCGGTTCCTTGTAGGGGTTCAACACTTATCTGGCCACCAGAAACACTGACAGCGGAGAAAATAAGCCCGTCATCACCCATAAAAGGAAGTGATCCTGGAGAACCTACCGCTCTGGATACCGCTTGAGCAACCGGAGAGCCGATCATAATTAACCTAAATCTCGTTTAGTCACGGCTACTACCGTGATAGCGTTGGTTGTGGTTCCTTTGTTAATCCGATAAAGACCTGGACCATAAGCTGTGACGGCTATATTAACCGAGCTGAGCTGTACCTGTGTCCCGTCCTGGTAGAGATCCACAAAAGCTATGCCTGTCCATATCTGGACATCAATCGGTTCTGAGGCTACCTGGGTCCCCTGAACGATAAAGGTAACCGCGTCCGAGGCTGTAAACTCGCCAAAGTCAGCGGTTGTGGCTGCTGTGAATAATGTTCGATTCGTGCTCATTATGAGCTCCTTAATTTAATCAATAAAAAAGCGGGTAAAGAAACCGAGGCTCCCTTACCCGCCCCTATGTCGACCCAGGAGTGAGTCAAACCTCTTATGTGCTGGTTGTCATGCCGGCTTGATCGAAGCAAAGCCCGTCAAGATACCAGGTAGAACCATCACACCAAACGTGGGCAAAATCACCAGGGACAGCCAGAGCATCAATAAAATTGATACTGTCCGCTGCTGCAACGCATACAACCGCTGCGGCCTCTGGACAAGCAATGCTACCCTCGATTTTCGCGGCCGGAGCCGAAATAATCGTATGATTGCCACTCGATAAAGCAGTCGCGCCCATATAGAACCAAAACTCTAAGCCAAGCTGTAGAGCTGGAAGGGTCGTCTGAAACCCTGTTGCATTATTCAGGAAAAAGCGAGTCCCTGATTCTGCCCCTAACAGCACATTAGCTGCTGTCACCACCTCTATCGAATTGCCCTGGAGCGACAGAGTTGTAACAACGTCCGAAGCGATATCAACTACTTTCAAGCCGTAGTTCACCCCAGTTGTTGAATCAAAACAGTCAATCTTGTCGCCCACGGTTAAAATAGAGCTTATGCCGTCAAAGTACCCAGAGGCGGCTACTACCCCCTCCAAATCGGCGCTTGTGTACGTGTGGATCCGTAATCCGGCCGCACGTTGGTCGGCGTAAAAGCCATCTAGTGAATAAGCCATGATTAACTCTCCTTAATCGCCGTCAGTTGTTGCGATAACCACACCATCGCTTAAATCAACAACACCTGCTGCGATAGTCAGCACCAAGTATTGAGCGTGGACGTTAGTGGTTCCGGTGGACGTAACGCCGTAAATCAAATCACCTACAGTCAATTCGTTTGCGGCGTCGTCCATATACCCAGACGTATTCACGTCAGCCAAAGCGTCAGTGGTTGTATACGTCCAGATACGAGGAGCGCTACCACCAGGGCCGACCATATATAAACCATCTAATGAGAAAGCCATGATCGACCCCCTTATTCCGTGATTTCGACAACGACAATGCCGTCACCGTCGCGCGCTACAGAGCCAGCTTTCATCACGCCATTACAAAGCCATGATGTTTTCTGGGGAACGTAGTTCACTTCGGAGCGAATGTCGATACCGATGGCCAAACCAACAGCCGATTTATGATAAGCGTAGTTTTGACGAGTTGTAGAGGTCAAATCCAGGCCACCTTCTGTGCGAGTTTCGATCATATGCCATTCAAAGCCCATGAAAGAATTGATCTCACCGGACATAAGAGCACGAATGCTCGTATAGTCAGCAGAGGTAATGCCGGTTTGATCCAGCATATCCTTGAGTGCTTCCGCAGAGATAGCGAAATGACGGTCGCCTTGCGGGACCCCTTTATCGTTGAGCTCTTTGGA